CGATTTTCGGTGTTAAGTAGCGATAAGCTGCCGGCGAGGAGTACTCGGGCACCTTTAAGGGTGGAGCCCCGGGCGGCGCCAGAATCTCGACACCCATCACATAATTTTTATTATTATGGCGCACAAATCGGTAAGAATTTCCAACACTTAACTCAAGGTTGCACCATCGAGTTTTGCTATTCCTGCGGCGGCATACCCATCTTGTGTTGCCGTAAATGCAAAACCAGCGACCATATAACGCTATTATCATCCACAGCAGTTGAGTATGTTGGGCGTAGGCGAGCTTTCAAAACTCTAGCTTGCCTGAAATGTAATAAGGCTGACTCAAGGAAATTAAGACAAGAGTGGGCCCAATTAGTTAGTTGCAAATGTCAAACACATTCAAGAATCAACGTGAATGCGACCTTCTTGCAGTTGAGGGAGTTCTATGCTTCATCATACAATTTATGTTTGAACTGTGGATCCCCTGATGTTGAAGAAATGCCAGCGACTGGATGTTTATGGAAGGCGTGTAGAGATTGTGGATTGCATATGGTTCGTAATGGCCATCATGTACGTGAAGCATCTAGCCACGACTTTATTAAGTATAAGCAACTCGTCACTAGACCTCAAAGAACTGAGGCTGGAGGGCGGCGATCACCACATAAGCAAACAGGGAATACCAAATGCCCTTGTGGTGCCAATGCTTTCCGGTATTGTAAGTTTCATGCGAATCATGAATGCTTCAACCATACGCATCAGGATGAGACGTTAAGACAATTCCTGATACGAGCGTCTTTAGATGTCACAACCGGAATTACCAACTATGACGCGCAAAAAGGATTCTGGCCAAATTATTATAGATCACAGCCAGTTAAACCACTCATGAACAAAGTCTTATTTAATCGTGAGTGGAATAGAGCTATGAGGAAATGCTCTAAGGAAGACATGCAAACTAAATGGGAGCTCTATAACAATAGAGTCAGGCCATCCTGTGAAGCCACGCCGTTAGAATATGGTGATGCCCAAGTTGCTGAACAGCTTGGAGAGCCTTTGCCTGAGCCTATGTCTTTGGATGAACTTAAAGAAAAATTCGAAGACTTGGTAACAGGAGATAAGAGAGAGCTTTTTGAAGAATTGCCACATTTACTTAATGATAATGTGAGTAAAATACCTAAGCAAATCGT